CGGGATTGGCTCATCGCAGGGCGGCGGCGGCGGCGGCGGTACGTCGGGCGCCGCGGGGACTAAGGGCGGCAATACCAGCACGAACGCATCTGGCGGCGGCGGCTCCGGGGGCGGTTTGAACACCACAACGGCCTTCGCCGGGGGCAATGGGGGCAATGGAATTGGCTCGGGTTTCTCGGTCGCAAGCGGGGGCGCGGTCGCGACCAACGGCGCCACCGCGACGGCCATCGCTACCTGGGCACCGGGCGGAGGCGGAGGCGGAGGCGGGGGCGGCAACACTGCAGGGGCTGGCGGTTCCGGGGGTAATGGCATCAACGGCGGCGGGGGCGGCGGCGGCGGCTCGTCGGCCGGCGGAAATTCCGGCGCGGGCGGCGCTGGCGGCGGCGGCGCGGTAATCGTTATCGTGAGCTTCTAAACCATGACACTCCAAGTCTACGCGGTCGTCACACCCGGAACCGTTGTCATCAACCTCGTGGAATGGGATGGAGTTTCAACTTTCAATGTGTCGCCCAACACGCTGGTTCTTGCAACAGGACAACCGAACGCCCAGATAGGCGGCACCTATAGCGGAGGCGTGTTCACACCCCCGAGCGCGCCACAGACTCCTCAAGGGTGCATATTCGTCAATTCGCCAGTGAGTGGAGCGACGGTACCGTTGCCTACGCCCGCGTCGCAGTCTGGCCCACAGCTGCTTTACGCGATCTTGCAGCCGGCGGGTACATTGGCCGCATTGACTCTGACGATGCCCCCGGGGACGGTGAACGACGGAACCATCGTGACGCTATACGCGACGCACGCGATTACCGCACTGACCTTGAACGGCGCGACGGTGAACAACGCGCCCACCTCTCTTCTCGCGCTGACTCAGTACGACATCATCTGGAGTTCGCAGTATAATGTGTGGTTCCATCTAGGCCCGAGCGCTTAAGCAGTGGCCGGCAATGGGTACGACATCTGGGGCGCGAACGGCGGCAGCGATACCCCGGTGAATGCGCCGGAACCAATTGCTCAGGCGCTGTCGTATGCCACACAACCGGCGAATGCCGTATATCAGGGGAACCTGTCGGTAATGGCCGCTGAGTCCAGCGGCCTGATACCGCTGTTAATGAGCACGCCCGCTTCGAGCGTGCCGATTTCACCGAGGATGGGATAGAAATGGCAGGATCACTCGGGGCGCTCATCGGCCCGTTGTTTGACTCGCAGACCCCGGCCGCAGAAGACAAGAAGCGCGCTGTGAAGCCGAAGAGCGCGCGCGTGAAGCACGGCGGCACGAAGGCGAAAGTCACGGACGGCGAGGGGTCCGTAACCGAGCCCGCGCAACAGCACGGCGAACTTGCCGCGGCTGCAGAACCGACACCCGTTGAGCGCACGCATTCGCACGCTCGTGACGCCAAGGTGCGCGCGACGCAGGATTGGGTCGAGGGTCGCATCACATCGAAAGAGCACAAGCATGTGCATGATCGCGCGAACCATGTGCTGATGAACCGGCATCCGAAGGTGTTCCGCGGTACGACCGGCGAGAAAGCTCCGCCGAAAGGCCGCAGGGGTATCTGGTGATCCGCTGCATTCAGTTTCGTCAAGGGAACCTGATCTGCCTGCAGTTTCGGCCAAACGTCGCCTGGCTTAGCTGATGGGGATCATTGGGAACCGCGGGCTTCAGGGCCAGCCGGTCCTGCCGTATGCGGACTACAAGGCGTATGCGGGCTCCGACGGATTCTTTGATCTGCAATTCGTTGACCACACGCAAACGCCGGTTATCCCGACCTCGTTCACGTACCAGCTCGATGATCTGACGAACGATCAGAACATGGTGCCGGCGACCAGCGCGTCCCCGGCGACGAGCGCCTACACGCTGCAGATTCCAGGCGTATCGATGGTTATGACGTACCCGTACCAGGGATCGCAGATCTGCCAGCTCTCGTGCACATTTACGGCACTCGATTCGGTGACGGGCGCGAGCTTCACGGGTAAAGGGGTCATCATCGTGGAGCTGTGCGCGATTCAGACTCCGAACGGTCTTTGAGATTTTTTGCGCTATCGTAGCGCTACTACGGTTTGCCGGCCTTCGTCTAAGTGCAGGATCCGATGTTGAAGATCGAGGTGTGGTGTGCTCCCACAGGCCGGCTCATTCGCTATTTGCAAATAGCATATACTCTTTTGGCAACTTGAGGTGAGACTCATGGTTGAGTTTACGCAGAAGCTGATCGGCGACATGATCGCGGTCGAGCCCGAGGCGAAACCGCCCGGCAAGGTACTACTCCCAGACTGGCAGCGTACGCTGCGAGGCAAGGTGATCGCGGTCGGACCCGGCGCACCGCTCTACAACGGCAAGACTGCGCCGATGCAGTGCCAAGTTGGTGACACGATTGTGTTCGGCGCCGCGACCGGCATGGAGTCGCAGTACAAGGGTGCGCTGATTCGCATCATGCGGGACAGCGACGCGGACGCAGTGGTGGCCGCATGAAGCTCTCACCCGAATTACAAGAAGTCTCCCGACGTGTGCGCGTATTGCGTGATCGGGTGTTGGTGAAGCCGCTTCCGTACGTTCATCCGATCCTCATTACGCCCGGCATCCAGGTGCAGAAGGCGCTGGTGATCGGAGTGGGTTATGGTAGGCGTGAACGGCGCAAAGTGCGCTTTGACCGCATGGAAGGGCACTTGAACACCGGGCGGTCGCTTTACTTCGAGGATGGAGATGAGCTGGGGCGGCTTCGGCCGATGCGAGTCTCTGTCGGTGACGTCATCGAGTTCAGCCCGAGAAACGGATTCGTGATTTTCGAGCACGATGTGCTTCAGGCCGGGCTGCCGAATGTCGGCGACCTACTGATGATCTGGGAACAGGCAATCATGACCGTCGATCCGGAAGAGTCGCTGAGCGATGCGCTCATGTGGCAGCAACCGGCAGGCTACGACCGGCATGGCAACTTCATGTCGGGCGCCGAGAGCTGGAACAAGACCGCTTGACGTATCCGGAACTGACGGAGAAAGAGCTGGCGCTGATCGCGCCGGTCAAGGACGGGAAACCGGACTTGTACAACTATCTGCCGACGCGCTTCGTCCCGCTCGATGAGGCAAAGGCGCGCGGCTGGAAGTGGTTCTACGTAGGGGACGTATGCTCACATGGGCACAAAGCCGCGCGCTACGTCTCCAACCCCCGGTTCTGTGTGGATTGCCGCCGCATCAAGGATGGACACGAGGCTGTCGGCGGTAAGGGAGTGGCCGAGTTCACCAATCGCCCGCGTGCATACTCGGAGCCCGCTTCGAGATCCAGTGCAGGCCAGGTGGCTGCCCCGCCTCGCCCTCTTGAGCCTGATGCTCAGGAAAAGAAGTTTCTCACTGCCTACGCGCGCACGCGAGACTTCGACGCGGCAGCGGTAGAGTGCAAGGTCGACAACGCGGTGTTCCGAGCGCGGCTCTCGTACTCGAAAGTGTTTCGAGACGCGGTGAACGCGCTCGAAGAGCAGCTTGGCATGAACCATACTCTGAAGTTTGATGAAGACTTCGAATGGACCGATGACAAGCGCGCGGTTCTGGCGCGGGTATACATTGACACGGGCGACCTCGGAGTCGCGCGAGACGCGATCCAGGTGTCGAACTTCCACTATCAGAAAGAGATTCAAGAAAACGGCGAGTTCGCGTCGCTGATGGCGGACGCGGAACCTCTGGCGAATCGAATCCTCGACGAGCACGCCGTGCGTCGCGCAAAAAACGGCGACAGCCGCCTTTTGGACCGTGTCCTCACCGCGAAGCTCGCGGAGTACAGCCCGAAGATGCGGATGGACGTCAACGTCACTGAGAAATTGACCGATGACCAGATCAACGCCCGATTCGCCCAAACCATGCGTCAGCTCGTCACCCTCGGAGGAGCTAAACTCCTCCCTGGAATTATTGACGCAGAATTTTCGGAAGTTGGATCGTCGCGCGAAGATGAAGATGCTGGAGACGATAGCGGCGAAAGTTCGCCATATGTCCCAGCATCGAATCTTGACCTACTTTGATACGCCCGAGGTTCGTGCCTCCTATCCGAAGCAGATGCAATGGTTCAAGCTCGGGAAGATCCATCAGGAGTGTGCGCTATTCGGCGGCAACCGTTCGGGTAAGACGGTCGCAGGGACATTTGCAGACACGCTACACCTGACCGGGCAGTACCCTGACTGGTGGGAAGGGTACCGGTTTGATCGGCCCACAGAGGGCTGGGCAGCCGGCGACACCGGCAAGAACACGCGGGACATTCTGCAGAACGCATTGCTCGGCAAGCCGGGCGATGAAGCGGCAAGGGGCACCGGTATGATCCCGGGCGACCTGATCCTGCGCACGACGCCGAAGCACGGCATCGCGGACGCTGTCGAAACCGTATTTGTGCGACACGTTCCGACGGGCGGCGTGTCCACCTTACAGTTCAAGTCGTATGACCAGGGCCGAGAAGCCTTCCAGGGCACCGCCCAGGATTTCATTCACTTGGATGAAGAGCCCGACATCGACATTTACACCGAGTGCCTGTTGCGTCTGATGACGACCGACGGCCGGCTGGAGTTGACGGCAACCCCGCTGAGAGGGGTCACACAGCTGATGCTCCAATTTATGCCGCATCTTGCGCCGAAAACAATTGATGAACTGGAAGAGAACTACGACGAAGAATCAGCGGAGTTATTGTAGTGTCAAAAGCGGCCGTTATGGTCGGATGGGAAGATGTCCCGCACCTCTCCGCCGAGCAGAAGAGATCGATTCTCTCCGGCATACCGCCCTGGCAGCGAACGGCCCGTACTAAGGGGCTGCCATCGGTTGGGGCTGGCGCGATCTTCCCGCTCGATGAAGCGGAAGTGACAATCGCGCCATTCGAGATCCCGCATCACTGGGCGCGCGGGTACGGGTTCGACACCGGCTGGAACCGCACCGCTGCGCTCTTTCTGGCGCGCGATCCGGACAGCGATGGCTGGGTCGCCTACAAGGAATACTACCGAGGCAAGGTCGATCCCGCGGTCCATGTGCGCGGGCTCAAGACGATTGCCGGCGACTGGATGACGGGGTGCATCGACCCAGCGGCACGCGGACAGCGCGGCCACGCAGGCGAGCGATTGCTTGATGTATACCGCGAGCTGGGTCTCAACCTGGAGCTGGCGGACAACGCGGTCGGAGCCGGCATCATCCAGGTCTGGGACTGGTTGTCGACCGGCAAGCTTAAGATATTTTCGAATCTCTCGAACACGCTCGCGGAGTTTCGGCTCTATCAGCGTGACGAGAAGGGTGAGATCGTCAAGAAAAACGATCACCTCATGGATGCTTTGCGATATGGCGTGATGACGCTGATGACAGAGAAGGCGAATCACTTGAAGACGCCCCCGATGTCGACCGGCACCAACGCGCCCTGGTTTCAGTGGACTCCGCCGCCCGTGTGGAGCGGCTAACAACGAGGTGAGGCTCAATGGCTATTGCACTTAGATTCGAACACGTCGAGGGGCTGCGTCTTCGTCAGCAACAGGCGAAGCAAGTCCAGTTCAGCGAGGGCGAGAACGGCGGCACTCCAATCGCCAGCTCAAAGACCGAGTGGGCATTTGACGGCATCGACTGCCAACAGGATACCGACCCGCGCAAGGTCGACAACAAGGGCAAGCCGCTGCCGCTCGGGACGTACACCGTGCATATCGCAGCTAACTTGCGCAATCTCGTCGTCGAAAAGAAAGGCAAGATCGAGGCCATTCAGTTTCGCAACGCCGCGCTCCGTAACCAGATGAAAATCCGGCAGCAGGAGTTCGTGGAGACGGGCAAGAAGGACAAGAACAATAAACCAATCAAAGATTGGGTGACCACGAAGCAAGAGTATTTGCCCGCGAATACGTGGGGCGGAGCGTATGCCGGAGACGGAATTCGTGCGATCCTCGACGAGATGCCCACGTAGGAAATCATGGCGACCCCCTACCTCATGAAAGATAACGCGCAGGACCGCATGCCCGGCACTGGGCAATCTGGCCGGCGCGGGAGTAAGCAAGATAACTCCGACCTCATCGGCGACGTTCCCGGGTTCACCGGGCAGTTCAGTAACGTCAGCGCGTACGAGGATGTCAATGAGGACGAGTCGCTTCTGTCGCGCGTTCGCAAATTCTACGATGAAGGGATCGGGTCCGAAGAGGAGAACAGACGCATGTTCTCCGAGGATCTGAACTTCATCTATAACGCGGAAGCGATGGGTCAGTGGGATCCGGTCGTGCTCCAGAATCGGCGCGGCAAGCCAAGCTACACGTTCAACCGCGTCATCGGGCCGGTGAACATCGTCGTCGCAGATATGCGGCAGACGAAGCCGGCCGGCAAGGTGCGCCCCGCGAGCGATGAAGCGCAAGAGGCTATCGCGGACATCTACGAAGGGCTGTGCCGCTCTATCGAGCAGGCGTCGCGCGCCGAGCACACGTACAAGGAACAGTATAAATACGCGGTGGGCGGCGGGTTCGGCTACTGGCGCATCATGCCAAAATACATGGCCGATGACGGTAAGCGCGCGTTCGACCAGGTACTGCGGATTGTCAGCGTCCCGAACCCGCTGACCGTCGTGCTCGATCCCGAATGCAACGACCCTTGTGGCGCGGACGCGCATCGGGCCATCGTCGCCGAGCGCATTTCAGATGATACGTACCGCGCGAACTTTGGCTCCGATATCCAGGGCCAAAGTTTCAACTTTTCGCGCGACAGTTACGGCTGGTTCACCGACAAGGAAGTTCGAGTCGCCGAGTATTACGAGCGCGTGCCCACTGAGAAGTGGATCGCGCAGATGACGAATGGCGACGTACGTGATTATGACGATGATCTCAAGGAACTTGAAGCACACTTCGAGGACAACGAGATCGAGTCGACGAAAGAAGGCGGCGTTGCCACCCGCATCGCGAAGGACAAGCACGGCAATCTGAAGGTCCGCAAGACCATTGCGTGGAAAGTGCTCTGGGTGAAATGCGACGGCACAAACGTCCTCGAAGGGCCGTTCTTGTACGACTGGAAACGGATCCCGATCATCCGTTGCCCCGGCCGCTACGTCAACATCGAAGGCCGCAAGAAACTGCAGTCTCTGGTGCGCCACGCTAAGGATGCGCAGCGCAGCTACAATAGCCGCATGTCGGACATGATCGAGCGTAGTGCCCTCGTGCCGAAAGCACCATACCTTGTCACCGAAGCAATGGTGAAAGGGTACGAAAATGAATGGGCGCAGGCCAACGTGGCGGCGCGTCCGTACCTGCCCTATAACGTCGATCCGAAGGCGCCCGAGGGCGGCATGCCGTATCGTACGCCGCCTATCGATCTGCCGCAGGGCGCGATGGCGCTGGCGCAGCTTGCGCAGCAGGACATTCAGGCGACGACCGGATACTTTGATCCGGCGCTGGGCAACGCTGAAGACATGAACCGGGTTAGTGGAAAAGCGCTTGTACAACACACGCGCAGGTCCGACCTGGGCTCCTACGAGTTTGTGGACGGATTCGGTGCCGCCCTGCAACTTACGTGGGAGATGCTGATCGACATGATCCCGACCGTGTACGACACCGAGCGCGTCGAGCGTATCATCGGACACGACGGCATCGAGAAGCTTGTCAAGCTGAACCACGTCGGTACGAACGGCGCCGACATCATGAATGATCTGTCGATGGGGGAATACGATTGCACTGTGACCATTGGCCCCTCTTTCCAGACTCAGCGCCAAGAGACGCTGCAGACTTTGATTGATGCCTCCGCAACTATTCCAGCAGTAGCGCAGCTATGCCCAGACCTGCTGGTCAAGAATATCGATTCGTCGGATTCTATCGAGATGGCCCGACGGTTGCGAATCCCGCTTATTCAGCAGGGTATCGTAGAGCCGACGCCCGAGGAGAAGCGGACAACGCCCCCGGCGCAGCAGAACCAGCAACAGCAGCTTGAGCAGGCGCTCGCGCACGCGAAGTTGATGGATGCCTCGGCAAAGGCGACGATCTCGCAGAGCAAAGCGGGTGCCAGTCATCTGGAAGGACTGCGCTTGATGTACGAGACCGCGGGCAAGCATCTCGCGAACATGAAGATTGCCCACGACATGCAGATGGATCAGGCCGCCGCCGCCGCGGAAGCGACAGCGGCCCAAGCCGCCGCCCCGACGCCGGAGCCAGGCCAACAGAATGCGCCGCAGCCTCAACCCGCTGCGGCATAGCCAAGAAGGTGAGCTTTTTTGGAGTACGGACCACATGACTGAGTTCTTCCCTTCGCCGGTCGCCGGTAATGCTTTTCCGGTGCTGCCCCCGCCTCCTGGCGTGCCGGCGTCCATCGGGCTCGCGCCCGGGATCACGATCCTGGCCGCGATGGCAAACGGGTCTCTGCCGGCACAGACTCAGGTAACTGGGTTCGGTAATGGGGCCGTGAACCCGACCATCGCGTCACTGATTAGCAATGGAACCGTGAGCCCCGCCGCGCTCGCTTCGACGCTGACCTATGCGTCGCCCAGCTGCAATTACGGTGGCAACTAGAATTCCACGACAATCCCGTCGGTGAGATCGCGTCGCAGCCGCGTAGAGCTGTGTTGACACGGGAGCGAGACAATGGCCTTTACACGAGACGATCTTGCGGCGTATGAACAGCAGCCGCAGACAGCGACACCTGACCCAATCGTAACCGCACCGGCCGCGACAGAGCCGGAGCCCGTGCAGGCGGAACCTGCAGCCACCGAGGAATCGTCAGCCCCGGCGGAAACGGACCAGCCCGAAGCTGGAGACGCGACTTCGGACGCAGATGATGCGGGTTCGTCCACCGCAGCCGCTGATGCCGAGGGGGGTCTGGAGGAAGGGGAAACGGAAGGCGACGGCGCCGCCGAAGGTGAACAAGAGAGCACCGCCCAACCTGCGAAGCCCCAGAGCAGAGCGTTTAAACGCATACAGGAACTCAACTCCAAGATGTTGGAGGCGAGCGACCTGGCGGAAGGGTACAAGGAATTCGGCAAACTCACACTGGAGCAACTGAAGGCCGCGCAGGTTGAGATCGAGCGACTGAAGGGCGGCGGGAAACCGGCCCCCGAATCGACCGCTCAAGCCTCCGAGGCAGTATCCGACAAGCTCGGGCCGATGCCCAAGCTGACTGACCCAGAGATCAATTTCGATCCGGACATTCTCGCCGAGAAGACGGCAGAGTGGACGAGGAAAGCGATCAAGCTCGGCGTCCAAGAGACGCTGCAGCAGGCAACGCAGGAAACCGCCCAAAAGACAGAAGCTCAAAAAGCGGTTGCGACTTTTCAGTCCAGAATTGAAGACTTCAAAAAGACTCACTCTGACTGGGACACGAAGGTCAAGAACCCTGCATTACCTCGGCTCCATCCGGCCGCACAAGCGGTCGTCGTGAAGTCTGAACTTGGCGCGGCAATCACGTATCACCTGGCGACGAATGTGGAAGAAGCGAAACGCATCGCGGCTCTTCCGCCCGAAGACCAGGCTGCGGAGATTGGTGCGATACGAGTTCAACTGGCGAAGGATGCAAAGGCAAACCCGGCTCCCGCAGGCGCCGCTTCCGGATCGAAGGGCGTTCCTGTGACCGCTGCGAAAGTGGTCAAGAAGTCCGTCTCTCAAGCTCCGCCTCCTCCGACACCTGTTCCCGCGGGCCAGCGCTCACGGGAGCGCGATGCGACCGACCCATCAATGGGCATGGACGAATTCGCGAGACAGCATCGGGCGAGCAAACAAAACGCACGTCTTGCGGCACGCAAGCTGCGAGGTTTATCCTAACCTCAGAAGGTTTTTTCAATGGCTAACTCACTGATTACGGCACAATGGGTCGCGCGAAAGGCGCTCGTCCTGTTGCACGCCAAGTCGAACTTCACGGGCCGCACGAACCGTGACTATCAGAGCCTGCTCCCGGGTCCGATCAACGGCGTGATCCTCGGTCAACAGCTCTCTATCCGGCTCCCCTTCCAGTACACCCTGCGTACCGGCGCCGCGATGAACGCGCAGAACAGCGTGCAGCGCTTCGCGACGTTGAATGTCAACCAGCAGGTCGGCGTCGACATCAACTTCACCTCGGTGGAGCGCGCGATGTTGCTGAACAACTTCGAGGAGCAAGTCCTCGAACCCGCGATGGCCCGCATGGCGGCCGGCATCGAGAACATCTCGACTGCTGTCGTCAACAGCGTGCCGAAGTTCACGGGCGCGTACAATACGACCGCTACCTTCAACGGATTGCTGTTGAACGAACGGTACCTGACCGAGACCCTGGCTCCGGAAGACGACCGGCGCACGTTCACTGCCACGCCGCAAGCGTCGCAGTATTTCGTGCAGGATAACAAGGGCCTCTTCAACCCCGAGTCGACGATCAGTGACCAATGGCTGGAGGGTGTCATCTCCGACAAGGCGGCGGGCTTCGTCTGCTTCCGTAACACGAAGATGCCGACCCACGTCATCGGTGCCGTGACCGGATCCACTCCTGTAGTGAACGGTGCGGGCCAGAGCAACAGCGGTGTCGGTAATGCGTTCGTCGCGACCTTCACGCTGAACACCAACGGGTGGGGCTCCGGTACCACGACCCTGAACGCGGGCGACGTGATCTCGATTGCCAACGTGAACGATGTCGATCCGGAGACGAAGGCGTCGCTGGGGCGCCTGAAGCAGTTCGTCGTGACCGCGACCATCAGCGATACCGCTGGCGCGATCTCGATTCCGATTGCCCCGGGCATCATCACGGGCGGCGCGTACCAGAACGTGGACAGCGTGCCGGCGACCGGCGCAGCGATCTACGTGTTCGGTCAGACCGGCACCGCGGCCATCGCGGCGACTTCCGGTCAGCTGATCAAGCAGTCGCTCGGCTGGTACCGTGACGCGGTCGTGTTTGCGAATCCGCCGATGCTCGATCTCAGCCCGCTCGTGAAGATGACGGCTGCGGAGAGCTTCGAGGGTTACAACATCCGCTTCGCGCAACAGTGGGATCCGTCGAATGACGTGCTCCCGGCGCGTCTCGATTCGATTGTCGGCGTCGTGCTCGCTTACCCCGAGCTGGCTGCCCGATACATTGAAATCCCGGCCTAAGCCGTTAGGGGCTAGTGCCTTTGGCTAGCCCCGTCACTCAAGAGGAAACAAGACAATGGCGAATATCCAAGGTGCCTATGGGCACAGTGACGTCTTTGCGCCGGGAGTGTTTGACCTTTACTCCGCCAGCGGTACGCTGGCGACGGGCCAAACCATCACGATGCAGACGTCGAATCTCGTGTTGTACACGACTGGTGCCATCACCGCGCTGACCGTGAACCTTCCGCTCAACCCGCCCGACGGCGCGGTCGCGGAGATCAACGTCTCAGGCGCTGGCGGCAGCGTGACTACGCTGACCCTCGCGGCCAACACGGGCGACTCGCTGTCCGTGGCGTATGCGGCTGGCCTGGCGACGAACACCCCGTTGCGATACAAGTACAGCTTGAACGGTGACATCACCAAAGGCGTGCAGTCTCGTACCTGGTTCCGCGTCCAGTAAGGGTCTGCTGGCCGCCCTCACCCGGCCGGCGCAAAACGGAACGCCCCGTTTAGAAAAGTGGCGTGACAGCTCGGAGAGACGGCCTAATTTTCAGGGGAGGACATGACGAGCACGATCCAAGCCATGATCACCGAAGCCTTCCAGACCATTGGTGTCGTTGCGGATGGCCGTCAGCCCTCTTCTACGCAGACCCAGGTCGCCCTTACCCTCATGAACGACCGCATCATGTCGCAGCAGCGCGATGGATGGCGGCTCGGATGGTACCCGCAGACGAACGTGGCAAACAATGCTCCGCTGCGCGACGAGGATATCGGCGAAGTGAAGCTGTGCCTCGCGGCATGGCTCGCGCCGAAGTATGGCGTGACCATCGAACCCGCGCAGGATCCGAACGACCCCTCCGCGCTCGCGAATCAGATCAAGGACGCGTTTCGGCTGCTTACGAAGCGTTCCGTGCAGTACATGGACAGCGATCTCGGAGAGCTGTCTCGCCCGCAAGGCGGCCCGTGGGGCGGCCCGAACTGGATTTGATCTGATATGGCGACTTCAGTCCCCATCCCTCTCGGCTCGTATACGAACCTCGACCCCCGGTCATCGTCGAAGCAGCTCGTCGGCTGCTTTGCTGAGTTCGCTGACACCGAATCCCCCGCCGACACGAAGAGCCCCAACGTCACTCCGCCCGCCTATCTGCGCCGCATGCCCGGCATCACGCAGCTTCCCGGCTTTGGCGACGGGAGCGGCAATCCTGTGCGCGGCATGTGGGAAATGGCGGGCGTTCAATATGTTGTAATTGGACCCGTGCTCTACTCCGCAACGAAGGATGCACTGGACCAGGTCACCCTGACCGCAGTGAATGTCGGCACCCCGATCTTCGGCGGTTCGCGATTTGTGCGGATGACGGATAATGGCGCGTGCCTGGTGATCCTGATTCCCGGTACGCCTATCGCGTATACCTACACCACGACGACCGGCGCTCTGCAGCTCACGAACACGTTCTTCACTGCGCTCGGCGCTATCGATTGCTGGTTTATCGACTCCTATATCGTGTTCCTCGCGATCAATGGCACGACGTTTTTCAACGATGACGGACGTCAGGTCTCCGGTAGCGGGCAGATTACATTCACGACCGCCGCATCGTTCACGCGGGAGTTCGGGACCGATAAATTCATCGGCGGTACCGTCGACCATCGCGAGGTGCTGTTGTTCGGCTCGCGCACGACCGAAGGGTACATCAACGCCGGCAACCCGACCGGCTCGCCCTTCTCCAGCGCGCCAGATAGTTTCATGGAGATCGGAGGCCATCCACTCTGCGCGTACGCGGTCGCGAAGCAGGATCAATCTGTGTTCTGGATCGCGAACGACAA